AAGAACATATCTTACACATCATAATTCTGTGACCTATCAAATTTAGAGAAATCATTTTCTATCAATCGTTTATTGTAACCGTCATACACTAGGAGGTCATCCCCCAATACCAATAAGCTATAAGCTTCAAGGGTTAGTGCATCTTGATAGAATTTGTTCAATCTGGTACTTGTTGCTCCACAAGTAAAATATATATAATATAATTGTTTCTTATATTTGATTGGGTGGCTATGCTTATAGTCCCACACTTCACTATATATATTTGATAACTGTTTGGCTGTTTCTCCTAATTTATCCAACCAGTATCCAGACACGTTGAAGATTAAACGTGGTACCATTTTTTCTCTTGTACTTATCAATTCGTCAGACTTAACTGATACTTGGATTGATTCTTCCTCAAACCCGAGTTCTTTTGCTTTCTGAACTCTTTGGATCCTTAATTGTTGTAAGGTTTTAAGACCTTTGTACCATTCCACTCTGGTATTCACGTTCATTACAGCAGAGTAGTGTACGAGGTGTGCAGTTATTCTATCCATACTATTCTTGTTCTCCCTATATACAGAATTAGGTATATCAGAAGCACGATAGTGGCAAGCACCCAATAGATTATCAAAAGAGGGTGCTGGCTTTCTCATCGTTGAGACGTTGAATAATATAGGAAAATAACCACGGTAAGTATGGTGATCCATTTGTTTCTTTGGTTTATGCATATGTCCAGCATAAAATTGACCTTTTTCGTCAAATAATTTTAGGTTTGTGTATATCTTCATATTCTCTCCTAATTTAGGAATCCTAGAAGGGAGCAATTCAATTACTTCATTATTTTGGTACTGTTCAACGAAAGTTGGTATTTCAATTGAACTTTTCTCACATTGTATGTTTAGAGCATACAAAACTGATCCAGGTTTACCAATGGTTGAGTCCATCCTGGATTTATTTGTTTCAATGTGGTGCGCTATTCTGGGTAGAAACTTGAACATCATGGAGTTCTTATGCCATGCCATGTTATCCCACGTTCCGTATTTTAAATATTCTAAGTAACCTATTAAAGCCCAACCATAAGGAAAACATTTAACAATTTCCTCAATGATTATACTTAACATTGGGTAGGTTTGACATAAAGTGAATATAGGAACATCGTATTGTTGGTTCAATAGTGTGGGCTCGTCCTTTCTCTTCCATGAAATGAATAATTTCAATGATATTATTAAGCTGACGAGTGTTGCTATTAGTTTAGAATTAGCGATAATATATACTAATAGATCGAAGAACTGTGCTGTAAGCGTATAATGAACAATTTTGGTTGCTATGTTACCCATTAATAAGGCAAAGAACATGACTAGAATTATAGCCAAGAACCTTAGTGGGGACATTATGTTCAAAAACAGACTATGTACAGCTGTAAAAGCGGTCCTTGAATCGAGGATAGGACGCGCGTTGTTGATGGATGCACTGTAACCTTCATTTGCTTTAAAAAGGGGGTAATATTTCTCAAGAGTCTTCATGTCATGAAAGAAAAAGTGTATAATTGCTTCTTTTAAATCTTTCATCAAGTGAAACATGTTGATATCTATAAAATATTCGACCCATCCTCGGTAAAGTTTAGATTCAAATACATTAGTAACATATGAATTGAAATGTATGTTACCTCTAGAAAACCCTAGCTTGCTTTGGCAAAATTTTAACATCGATTTTGGCAAAACATCGTGTTGAATGTTTGGTTTCTTATTTATCCATAGTTCTACTTTCTTTCCGAATGGCAATGTGTGGTTCTCATCAACGTAATCAAATGGGATCTGGTTAGCCCATTCATTAGCGTAATTGATGATAACTTTTACTTTTATTGGTTTAGGAATTGGAAACTTAGGGTCCCTCTCTCCAGTGCCATCCATAGATACTTTAGGTTTCTGTTCTTGTTCTTTGTATCTATAATCGTTCTTGTGTTTCTCTGGAGAGATATGTAGGTGTTTACGAGTTTTGTTGCGATATAA